CAACTCTTACAATAATTAATTTCTACACTTATTTAATTTTTAATTTTTTATCTTATTAATTTTTAATATTATTCATATTATAAAAATGAGTAGCGATACGATGTCTGATGGTGGTAGTATTCCCGACCTTATTTCACTCACTCAAATCCCTTCTAATATGATTCAGTCTATTGAAACTGATTTATTGGAGCCAGTCGTTTTTAATCAGGGTTCGTCCACTCAGGATGGATTCTGTAGATTTACTTTACAGAACAAAGGATTCCTACATTCCCATAGTAAGTTGTTTATGTCTGTAGAGGCTGGGACTGGTGTGAATAGTGGATTTTTTAATCCTCATACAGGAGTAGGACAAGTCATCAAAAAGGCAGTTTTAAAAATCGGTAATAAGACACTAAATGAAGTCACGCAGTGGAACGCACTTTTTGGTGCTAAATCAACTCTTATTAAGAATGAAAACAACGTGGAACGTGAATTTTATACAACAGGACGTTTTATGAATCATGGTTTTAGATACAACGCTGGTAGCGATACTCGTGCTGATTTGTATGGTCTTGATAATGGATATGAATATACAGGAACTGATTTAAGAATTCCTAAGTGGGCTGAGATGGATGTAGATGAAAAAGCGTCGTCTCCTACTTTTTCTATTGATTTAAGCGACTTGTTCCCGTTTCTCAAGGTGAATCAACTCCCGCTTTATATGATTAATGAACCAATAAACATTGAATTAACATTTTTCCCAACTGCTGGGGATCGTATTCAGGTAGATAATGATGGTGGGGATGCTACAGGGTCAGAATCTTTAATCCGTCGCTCTGACCTCAAGTTCTGTGCTGATTATGTTTTTTATAATGGTGCTGGAGATGAGATGGAGCGTTTCAAGAATGCTAATCAGGATATGTCGTTCTCTTTTGTAGATTATCGTTTAATAGAGACTACTGTATCTCAGACAAATTTATCAAGTGGAATTATTCGTAATCTCGGTATGGCGAACAGAATGGTTCCGCGAGTAATTACTGCTCTCGCAAATACTGCTTTAGATGAAGTATATATTTTACCAGCTTCATCTAATGCGATTGCTCCTCTTCTGACTGCTGGAGTCCCTGGAGCAATCAAATATAATATTAGATACAACGATAGATTTGAATTCTCAAGCGATGTTGATAATACAGCAAGACTATTTAGTATTCTCACAGATAGTGAAGGTGTTCCTTTTATTACTCGTGAAGAATATTCACATCAAAAGAATATGATCACAACGGATACTCTAAATAACAAACAACAGAGGAGTAATCTTGAGGGAACATTCTTTTATTTGGGAACTAAACTGACTGGGGGCAGAGTCGGTCAGCGTGGTCTTGAACTTCATTTATCTGGTGGATTCCCAGCCAGTGCGACTACTATGAGAAACTTTGCGGAGTATTTACGTGTCGCACGACTAACAAACGGATATTTTGAAGTCTTCAACGCCTGATTTGACAAAATTATTCTCTAATACTTCTTATTTATATGACCCTACTTTGTGATTATTTTGATTATTTAAAAATATTTTGACAAACTCAGGTTAAAATATTTCTTATTATAAAATGAATAAATTTTATATTAACTTGGATAGTTGTCCTGAACGTAAAAAATATTTTGATGATTCTTGGACGAGATGGTCTGCTACATCAAGAGCAGAAGTAAATGATTTCACTGTAAATAAAATGATATCCTATCATAACGTCCAATTCAGTTATCACCTCGCGAAGTGCGGATGTTTTAAAAGTCATACATTATTACTTCAGTATATTGTAAATAATAAATTAAATAAAGTCGTAATTTGTGAAGACGACGCAGACCAAATACAAGATTTTCCAGATGATTTAGGAGATGGATTTGTTTATCTCGGTGGATATTTTTTGAATAAAAAAAGAACAGAAGGAGAGTATAAAGGTGAATGCGGTTCAGTAAATGGTCTTAATGATTTATCAGATAAAAATTTTGATGTCTGTATGACGATGTCATATTATATAGGAACTTGGGAAGTAGCCTCAGAACTCTTGGAAGAAATCAACTCATTAAAGCGGTGGAGAGCAATAGATATTTTATATATGAACTCTAAAGTTCCAAAAAAATATTATTATCCAGCAATTTTTAGAGAGAGACCACTTGGAAGCACTATAAGAAACAATAAAAGAAAATACGCAAATCAGTTTTATAGAATAAATTAATTTTTTAGATTTATTTAAAGATTAAAATATATTCAAAAGTATAAAATGGAAATCTCAGCAGAACAAAGAAAGGAGTTAATTATGAAAGAGCGACCAAATCTCAAAGAGAATAGCGTGAAGCAATATATATCTCATTTAAATAAACTGACTAAATTATTTGATAGTCCTGATAATTATGAGTTTTTAAAAGATCCTGATTCAGTAATGGACAAGATAAAGGATACACATTATACGTCTCAGAGAAATACTCTTAATGCGATTATAGTCCTTTTGATGGCTTTGAATAGCGAAAAGGAATATGATGAACTTTTAAAAACTTATGGAAAACTCAGGGATAATTTTAATTTGAAATACGAAAAAGAACAAGAATCAGGTAAAATCAGCGAGAAGCAGAAAGACAATTTTGTAGAATTAGGTGAGATAGATAATATGCTCTTAGATATGGAATTTGAAATCAAAAAGGAAAAGTTAAAAAAGAAAGAAAATTTATCAGGAAAAGAAAAAGAATTATTAATGGTTTATACTCTTTTTAATTTTCTGAAGCGTATTCCTACTCGTAATGATATGGCGGGACAAAAATATATCACTTATGCTATGTATCGTAGATTAAGTGACGAAGATAAAAAAAATAATAATTATTTAGTGAAAAAGAAGGAAGAGATGTTCGGTGTGTATAATGAATATAAAACCTCATCAAAATATGGTCTGGAGAAGAAAATAACTATTCCCAAAGATTTAGAAAGGATCTTAAATATGTATATTAGAACAACAGGAAAAAAGGCAGGAGATTATCTCTTTGTAAATTCTGTAGGAACACCTCTTAATAGAAATCAAATCAGTCAGTTATTACTGAAGACGAGTCAAAAATATCTTAAAAAAAATATCAGCACGACGATGATGAGGAAAATTGTAGCCTCGCACCATTACAACGATAAAAAGTTTATAGAAATGAAAGAAGCACAAAAGGAACTCGCACATAATATGGGACACTCAGTAGCTGTTCAGGATAAAGTTTATATAAAATCTAATGATGATTAAATTAATTACTGGAATACATCATCCTTAATATGAAACATAGTAAGTGGTTCATAAGTTTTTTCACCCCAAGAATACATCCAGTGATTACGTTGATAGTCATACGCTCTCTTCCTGTCCTTGTTTTCCCTTCTGTTTTTCTGTTGCTTTAGTTTTTTATGATATTCACTTGTATAAGCGTTTTTAGGATTTACAACATTCATCTTATAAACTTTTCGCATTCTATTCATACATTTCTGCTCCTGCTTTCTTAAATCTATGTCGCTGATATTTCCTTTAAATGTTTCATATATTTCAAAGCGATACTCCCCGTTCTCTATAATTTGTTTAGATGAGGTTGTATTCTCAGGTCTTTCGTGAAAATAAAGTCTATTATTTTCTCGTGAAGACCCTACATAAACATCCTCTCCGTTGCTGTCATCAATAATAACATACGTGTAAGCGATACTCATATTCTATTTACTTTTTTACTTTTTCTCACTCACTTACTTCTACTACTTGTATATATAGTTTGATTTGTTTTTAAGTATTTTATCTCATAAATCATTGCTCTTTAAAAAAATTATGAGAAAGGACTTAAAGGAATAAAAAATATAAAAACGAGAATTGAAAAAATAAAACAGGTTCTCTATGATATAACCCAGAAATGACAAAATAAATTTTTTTATCTCTCTGTGATTACTTTGCTTCTCATATTATTATTTCGCTTTCTACTACTTACTTATACGGATAACCCAGATTTGTGTTTAACTACCGGAAATTTTGACAAACTCGGGTTGTCATAGCTATTTCGTGCACGAATTATCGGTTTTATTTTTAAAAACATACCGTCGCTTGGAGTTCATGAATTCTCAAAAAATCATAATTAATTTATAAATTAATTATGATTTTTTGAGAATTCATGAACTCCAAGCGACGGTATGTTTTTAAAAATAAAACCGATAATTCGTGCACGAAATAGCTATGACAACCCGAGTTTGTCAAAATTTCCGGTAGTTAAACACAAATCTGGGTTATCCGTATAAGTAAGTAGTAGAAAGCGAAATAATAATATGAGAAGCAAAGTAATCACAGAGAGATAAAAAAATTTATTTTGTCATTTCTGGGTTATATCATAGAGAACCTGTTTTATTTTTTCAATTCTCGTTTTTATATTTTTTATTCCTTTAAGTCCTTTCTCATAATTTTTTTAAAGAGCAATGATTTATGAGATAAAATACTTAAAAACAAATCAAACTATATATACAAGTAGTAGAAGTAAGTGAGTGAGAAAAAGTAAAAAAGTAAATAGAATATGAGTATCGCTTACACGTATGTTATTATTGATGACAGCAACGGAGAGGATGTTTATGTAGGGTCTTCACGAGAAAATAATAGACTTTATTTTCACGAAAGACCTGAGAATACAACCTCATCTAAACAAATTATAGAGAACGGGGAGTATCGCTTTGAAATATATGAAACATTTAAAGGAAATATCAGCGACATAGATTTAAGAAAGCAGGAGCAGAAATGTATGAATAGAATGCGAAAAGTTTATAAGATGAATGTTGTAAATCCTAAAAACGCTTATACAAGTGAATATCATAAAAAACTAAAGCAACAGAAAAACAGAAGGGAAAACAAGGACAGGAAGAGAGCGTATGACTATCAACGTAATCACTGGATGTATTCTTGGGGTGAAAAAACTTATGAACCACTTACTATGTTTCATATTAAGGATGATGTATTCCAGTAATTAATTTAATCATCATTAGATTTTATATAAACTTTATCCTGAACAGCTACTGAGTGTCCCATATTATGTGCGAGTTCCTTTTGTGCTTCTTTCATTTCTATAAACTTTTTATCGTTGTAATGGTGCGAGGCTACAATTTTCCTCATCATCGTCGTGCTGATATTTTTTTTAAGATATTTTTGACTCGTCTTCAGTAATAACTGACTGATTTGATTTCTATTAAGAGGTGTTCCTACAGAATTTACAAAGAGATAATCTCCTGCCTTTTTTCCTGTTGTTCTAATATACATATTTAAGATCCTTTCTAAATCTTTGGGAATAGTTATTTTCTTCTCCAGACCATATTTTGATGAGGTTTTATATTCATTATACACACCGAACATCTCTTCCTTCTTTTTCACTAAATAATTATTATTTTTTTTATCTTCGTCACTTAATCTACGATACATAGCATAAGTGATATATTTTTGTCCCGCCATATCATTACGAGTAGGAATACGCTTCAGAAAATTAAAAAGAGTATAAACCATTAATAATTCTTTTTCTTTTCCTGATAAATTTTCTTTCTTTTTTAACTTTTCCTTTTTGATTTCAAATTCCATATCTAAGAGCATATTATCTATCTCACCTAATTCTACAAAATTGTCTTTCTGCTTCTCGCTGATTTTACCTGATTCTTGTTCTTTTTCGTATTTCAAATTAAAATTATCCCTGAGTTTTCCATAAGTTTTTAAAAGTTCATCATATTCCTTTTCGCTATTCAAAGCCATCAAAAGGACTATAATCGCATTAAGAGTATTTCTCTGAGACGTATAATGTGTATCCTTTATCTTGTCCATTACTGAATCAGGATCTTTTAAAAACTCATAATTATCAGGACTATCAAATAATTTAGTCAGTTTATTTAAATGAGATATATATTGCTTCACGCTATTCTCTTTGAGATTTGGTCGCTCTTTCATAATTAACTCCTTTCTTTGTTCTGCTGAGATTTCCATTTTATACTTTTGAATATATTTTAATCTTTAAATAAATCTAAAAAATTAATTTATTCTATAAAACTGATTTGCGTATTTTCTTTTATTGTTTCTTATAGTGCTTCCAAGTGGTCTCTCTCTAAAAATTGCTGGATAATAATATTTTTTTGGAACTTTAGAGTTCATATATAAAATATCTATTGCTCTCCACCGCTTTAATGAGTTGATTTCTTCCAAGAGTTCTGAGGCTACTTCCCAAGTTCCTATATAATATGACATCGTCATACAGACATCAAAATTTTTATCTGATAAATCATTAAGACCATTTACTGAACCGCATTCACCTTTATACTCTCCTTCTGTTCTTTTTTTATTCAAAAAATATCCACCGAGATAAACAAATCCATCTCCTAAATCATCTGGAAAATCTTGTATTTGGTCTGCGTCGTCTTCACAAATTACGACTTTATTTAATTTATTATTTACAATATACTGAAGTAATAATGTATGACTTTTAAAACATCCGCACTTCGCGAGGTGATAACTGAATTGGACGTTATGATAGGATATCATTTTATTTACAGTGAAATCATTTACTTCTGCTCTTGATGTAGCAGACCATCTCGTCCAAGAATCATCAAAATATTTTTTACGTTCAGGACAACTATCCAAGTTAATATAAAATTTATTCATTTTATAATAAGAAATATTTTAACCTGAGTTTGTCAAAATATTTTTAAATAATCAAAATAATCACAAAGTAGGGTCATATAAATAAGAAGTATTAGAGAATAATTTTGTCAAATCAGGCGTTGAAGACTTCAAAATATCCGTTTGTTAGTCGTGCGACACGTAAATACTCCGCAAAGTTTCTCATAGTAGTCGCACTGGCTGGGAATCCACCAGATAAATGAAGTTCAAGACCACGCTGACCGACTCTGCCCCCAGTCAGTTTAGTTCCCAAATAAAAGAATGTTCCCTCAAGATTACTCCTCTGTTGTTTGTTATTTAGAGTATCCGTTGTGATCATATTCTTTTGATGTGAATATTCTTCACGAGTAATAAAAGGAACACCTTCACTATCTGTGAGAATACTAAATAGTCTTGCTGTATTATCAACATCGCTTGAGAATTCAAATCTATCGTTGTATCTAATATTATATTTGATTGCTCCAGGGACTCCAGCAGTCAGAAGAGGAGCAATCGCATTAGATGAAGCTGGTAAAATATATACTTCATCTAAAGCAGTATTTGCGAGAGCAGTAATTACTCGCGGAACCATTCTGTTCGCCATACCGAGATTACGAATAATTCCACTTGATAAATTTGTCTGAGATACAGTAGTCTCTATTAAACGATAATCTACAAAAGAGAACGACATATCCTGATTAGCATTCTTGAAACGCTCCATCTCATCTCCAGCACCATTATAAAAAACATAATCAGCACAGAACTTGAGGTCAGAGCGACGGATTAAAGATTCTGACCCTGTAGCATCCCCACCATCATTATCTACCTGAATACGATCCCCAGCAGTTGGGAAAAATGTTAATTCAATGTTTATTGGTTCATTAATCATATAAAGCGGGAGTTGATTCACCTTGAGAAACGGGAACAAGTCGCTTAAATCAATAGAAAAAGTAGGAGACGACGCTTTTTCATCTACATCCATCTCAGCCCACTTAGGAATTCTTAAATCAGTTCCTGTATATTCATATCCATTATCAAGACCATACAAATCAGCACGAGTATCGCTACCAGCGTTGTATCTAAAACCATGATTCATAAAACGTCCTGTTGTATAAAATTCACGTTCCACGTTGTTTTCATTCTTAATAAGAGTTGATTTAGCACCAAAAAGTGCGTTCCACTGCGTGACTTCATTTAGTGTCTTATTACCGATTTTTAAAACTGCCTTTTTGATGACTTGTCCTACTCCTGTATGAGGATTAAAAAATCCACTATTCACACCAGTCCCAGCCTCTACAGACATAAACAACTTACTATGGGAATGTAGGAATCCTTTGTTCTGTAAAGTAAATCTACAGAATCCATCCTGAGTGGACGAACCCTGATTAAAAACGACTGGCTCCAATAAATCAGTTTCAATAGACTGAATCATATTAGAAGGGATTTGAGTGAGTGAAATAAGGTCGGGAATACTACCACCATCAGACATCGTATCGCTACTCATTTTTATAATATGAATAATATTAAAAATTAATAAGATAAAAAATTAAAAATTAAATAAGTGTAGAAATTAATTATTGTAAGAGTTG